TTTCATAAACACAAACATAACCTGCTTCTTGTATTGTTTTATAATTCTCTTGCAATCCATATAAATTAATCCCCTTTGGATATTGTTTGAGAGGATAATATTTAGGAATATCAAATAAATCATAATTTTTTACGGTAGTTCTTCCGATAATTCCTATATAATCATCTTCTTCACCAGACCAATATCTAATAGGAATTATAATTCTTTTATGTTTATAACTATAACCTATATTAAATTTTTTACGTGTGAATTCTACTATTCCTTCTTTAAACCAATCAATATATAATACAGGTTCGTATTCTTCGATAATTGTACTATCGAAAATTTCAATATCATTTATATTTATTTTGTTTCTTTTACGTTTTATTTTTTTAAATATTTCTAATGGGTCTATTTTATTTTCTTCTTGTGATTGTTTTTTATTTTTATTATAATTATAAACTAATCCAAATAATTTATGTAAATATTTATTAGCATCTACAAATGAAATATCTTTTATGGTCATTATAAGAGTAAATATATTACCTCTTATAATTTGACTATCAGATTGAAATATTTTAGTTTTTAATGTATCTTTTTTAATTGCAATATTAGTTTTATTTGTGCTTTCTGGCATACCACATCTATATTCAGTAGAATATTCTTTAAAATCATGACAACCTAAATCATCAATGATTTTATTTGTTAATCCATTATCTATAATATATTGAATGATTTCTATTGCTGTCATGCTTTAATTTTACACCACCTAACTACCAATCAACACTTACATGTGTAATTCCTACTTCTTTCATTATATTTCTCGACATATCATGTTCTATTACAATCTGATAAGTATTGGCACTGCCTTCTCTATTTTTTATAATAAATACAATTTGATATCTCTTATCTCTATCTAATTTGACAGGAAGCTTTGTACGTCCACTTTTGCCTTCTAATCTATAAACCTTTAAAGCATTTTTACCATCTTCATATTCATCTTCTAAAACATCTCTTATCATAATACAAGTGCTTGTTGGGTCTACAATATTTTTTGCTACTCCAATATTATCTTGTGTGAAATATCTTTGTTTTGCACTACCTTTTGCTAATTGAAAAGTAATAGTTATATGTAAATTTTTTGATTCTGGTTTTATTGCATCATATATATCAACCATTGCTTGTTGCATTTCTAACCAAGAATTACTTGATACTTTTCCTGCATCCATTTTAAATGTATCTAGTATAAAATATTTAACATTTCCTAGAGAAGAATATTTTTTTATTATTTTTATAGCATTAGAGGTTTGATATTTTTCAAATGGTATAAGTGTAATAGTATAATTATTTGCTTGCTCTTTTAACCAATTAGCACTATCTTTTAATATTTGTAAAACTTCATCACTATATTTACCATCTCTAACTACGTACTTTTTCAAATCTTTTTTTAGTATATTATTAGCCGTCCATACAAGTAATTCACGTTGCCATTTCTTTTTTCCATCTTCGTTTAACATAATAACAACTTTTTCTTTTTCTTTGATTATACTAGGTATGGTAATAGACCTTGTAAATGTACTTTTCCCCACATTAGACAATCCACCTATTAATGTGATATTCCCTACTAACTGACCTCCAGTTTCCTTATTAATCATAGGCATATTATAATATGGCAAACCTACTGCTAAACCTTCATTTAATTCATCAATTAATTCATCAATACCATCTGTAATACAATAACTTTTTACATCTCCTTCAACATTAACAAATATATGATTCAATTGTACTTCAAACATATCATATATTTGTTCTGCTGACATATCTACAAATTCTTTTATTTTATCATGTACAGGAAATCTTCTTGCCAACAATTGTAATACTGCATTCCATTTATTTAATTCATCAATATAACCATTGATATTCTCTATATTGACATATTCCTTAGATTTATCAATGGTATCATAACCACCATATTCATCATACTTTTGTTTTAGTTTAGGATGTTTTTCAAGATATAAACCAATAGTAATATCATCTAATATTTTCTTTCCTTCTTTAATAATAATGTCATAACCTATCTGCCAATAAACTTTCCATACATTACTACTAAAACTTTTAAGATTTAATTTGTCATATGTAAAATATAAATCAGGATTCTTATATAAAGAGGAAACAATATTAGCCTCACAAGCAAGTTTATATTCTTGCACCTTTTTACTTGATTTTATTAAGCCCAATTCAAGAGGACTTAATTCTTTTTTTTTATTATTTTGCAAAATAATCCTCCTGTATATCTTGATATCTAAATTCTCTATGATATTTAATTTCTGCTTCTTTTCTAATTTTTACAGCATCTTCAAAATTACCAAAACTCCCAAGATAAATATTTTGTTTATCAACATTGATTTGTGCAATCCATTTTTCTCTTTTAGTATTCCAAGAAACCCCTTTTACTCCACTTGTATTTCTATTTGTTATTATTTTATTATAAAAATTTTGACTAATTGTACATATTCTCAAATTATTTTTACGATTATCATATACAATATGATTAATATGATCTATTATTTCATCATCTAATGGATTCATAATAAGTCTATGTAAATATAAAATACGTTTATCAAAACATGTACAAATATAATCATTTGTATCATAACCCCAATAATAATTTTTAATTAAATCATAATCTTCTAAATCAAAATAAAATTCTTCTCCTTTTTCAGTATATCCAATCCCATATTCTCCTAATAAATCATATGTATTATATTTCTTTTTTGTATCTTTGTTAAATTTAATTATTCTTTCTTTTGCCAAACATCCGCAACTTTTTGTATGACCACTTTTTAATTTATAACTTGGTACTTTAATTATATTTTTATTATTACAATCACAAACACATATATATCTAGTTTTATAATCTTTTGTATCACCTGCTTTTATCTTACCTATGACAGTTAATCTGCCAAATTTTTCTCCTATGATACTTTTCAATTTACCATAACTCCTTTAATTCATTATTTAGTTTTTTATTATTACTTTTATTTATATATCCTGCACCTTCATGTATTATATTTTCAAATTCCATACTTTTAACTTTTTCTTCCGATTTAACTACTTGTTTCAATCTATTTACTACATCATTAATTTCTTTTTCAATTATAATCATAATAGTATTAAATCTATGTTGCTCATTTTTAAAATCTTGTGACCTAACTATTTGCTTTATTTTCATTTTATTAATTTTGAAAGTATATAAAATATGCTGATACTCATAATTAGCCATAGATGTAGTTTTCTTATTTGCCATAAACTTACCTTCTTTTAAACCTTTTAATCTTAATACCATATATGAAGGTAATTTTTGAGATTTATCATATTCAAATATATCTAATTTTATATATTGATATAATTCATCCCAATCTTTTATTTCTCGATCTGTCATTTTTGCCATATTCATCACCTATAATTATAATTTAAAGAGGTGGTATATTAAAACCACCTCTTTATTTAATCTTTAAGAAGCAATTACTTCCATAAATTCTACTAATTCTTTAAGTTTTTCTATATTAGAAGATTCTAATTCTTTAGGCAATAATTCTAATTCTTTTAATTTAGCAGAAACTTTTTTAACCTTATCTCCATCAGTTTTTAAAATATTCATTGTTATTTTAAATTTTTCTAATAATATTTTTTTAATTTCTAATTCTTTCTTTTCATCAATCTCTTCTTTTTTCTTTGTTGCATTTTCTTCTATAACTTCTTTTTTTGCTTCTTCTTGAATTGTCCTTGTTTCTTCTATTGATTTTGCATCAGATTGTTTGTTATGTTCTGCTTTAATAGCATCTTGCAATGCATTAATTAAAGAATCTGCATCAAGTGGAATTTCTTCTACTATATCTGCAAATCTACTACCGCTATCTAAAGCCATATTATCATCTCTGAATTTAATTTTTCTACTTTCTTCTGTTAATTTATTTCTAGTTTCATCTTTTTTAGTAACAATATTTTTCTTTCCTGTTTTTTCTGTGATAATTGTTCTATCATAATATGCAAGTCCAATAAAATGCATCTTTTTCTTTAAAAGATTGAAATATATTTTTTCAACATCAGATGTTAATGTTTGATATGTAGTACCTGTTGCAATATCAGTAAGTTCTCTATTTTTAACGTGACCAATAATAATCATTGAAACTCCAATTTTTCTTAATCTTACTACAATATCAAACATTAATTCAAACGCTTTTGCTTGACCTTTTTGAAAACC